CTGAATGTGCCAGATCTCCTAGCGAAATCAGCAGCCCATTTTTCGCTTCCGGTATCTGCTGTACAAGCGTCCAAATAGCCTCGTCGATCTCTTGAGTGGCCTTGCCGACATTGAAGTCTCTGTCACCTGTCTCCTTCTTGAACGCAAGCGCACCAACGTGTGCATCCCCGATTATCACCGACGGCATAAGATCGTCTTTGCGGACCTTCTTGCCTTTAGCCTTGCGTTTGACCGGGATAACTCCCTTGCAGAGCTGCTCCACGAAAGCATTAAAGGCTTCTGCCTTCTCAGCCTCTGCGGCAGTCCTCTTCGTTTTTAGCCAGGTCTTGTTCCCATCTGGGTCTGCCGAGTACACAGAGCGACCGATCACTGTCTCACCTGGTCCCACTAGGTGGGTGCTGTCCCAGTGTTCTGTGTAGCCACGCTGAGCCGCAAAGTTTTTAACCGCCCCAATGTGGTCGCGTAATGTAGACGGAGAAACACCCAAGACACCCGCCGCTTTGGCAACCACTTCCCCGCAGTCTTCCCACGCTTTAATGGCCTGGCGTTGGCGCTCAGTCTTGGCGTAATCTATTAGACTCATTGACCACCTTCTTTGTAATACTTCAGATCGGTTTGCAGGATCAAGACTTCTTTCTGCAATGCTATGACTTCGTTTTCTAGTTTTCTTATATCAGGAAAGATATAGTTGTTCTGATTGCCCTTGAGATTTCTAGTCTCCTGAGCATTAACGTCTATCCGCTCGCTAATACTGGCATAGCCCCAAGTAGCAAAAGCCACTATAGATATAATCTGCAAAAGCCAGACTATACTGATCGTTATCTCTGATCTGTCGTTTAGTTTTGGAACCGCCATTATTCACAAGAGCCTAATAGCCTTTTATCAAAAGCTTCTTGTAGTCAGGATCTGACAGCTTGCGACGGATGTACTTGGCGTACTCTTGAGTGCCGATAGATGCACCGCACTCGCGTGACCATTGCTCAGCAATGACTAGGGGGATAGATCCTACCCAACGTGCTTTGGCATCGCCGTGCATCGAAGGGACGTGATCTTTTAAATCATGAATCTCTTTTAGGATTCCGCTTACGTCTTGGCTTCGGACTACCTGTATCTTGCTGTCCTCCGCTGTTATCTTCTCGTTTATTGACATCTTCTACTACCTCAAAGAATCCTGTTTCTAACACTTTCTTAACCATCTCAGGAGTGACTTCAACAATATCACCCACTTGGTAGCGAGCACCTTCTATCCACGGTTGACGTGGGCTAGTGCAGATAATTTTTGTCATATGGTTACTTCTTTTTTTTAGCTGTTTTAGACGCCGCCTTAAAAGCTGCTGCTGTAGGAGCACCAGGAGAGCCTGGGGAACGCATACGCTCTACTTTGCCGCCTGCTGCCTTTTGTTTCTTAATTCGTGCGTTCTTCTTGTGGATGTTTTCGTATAGACCGGGCATAACAGATCCTTATTTCTTTGTAGACTTAGCGCCACTACACTTCCACCGCTTTCGGCTTAGGTTATTAGGCGTGTTAGGGTCGTTCTGCTTTGCTTTCGATAAGCGCTTCTTGATCCCGAGAGATCTAGCGCAGTATGAGTCACCCTTGCTTGTTCCGGGTTTAACTCTAGCCCCACCATCGCTAGCCTTACCGGCCTGCCCATAGCTGACCTTCTTGCCCGACGCTGTGACCTTTACTTTGGCCTTACCCTTTCTTGGTGTTGCCATGCTTACCTCATAGAAAAGGCCGAGACCCCCGAAGAGATCCCGGCCTATCCGACTTAGCTCACGTCAGCGATAACGCCGTGTGCTGCTTCGTTGTCTACCTGGAGACCGAACTCAACAGAGATCAAGCGACGCTCGGCATGGCCGGTACGCGCTAGAGGCTTCTGTGAAGTAGGCTTGAGGTATGCTACTCGTGCGTAGTTAGGGTCGAGGACCAGAACGTCGCGTGAGCGGCTAAAGCGTGAAGGAACAATCTGTAGCTCACCGAAGTCTGAAATGTAGACGTCGATTGCAGCGTTCAGCTTGCTGTCTTCTGCTTCTTTGAAGCGTGTAGCGTTGCCTGTGAAGGCAGAGATAGTCTGCTTCTGTGAAGGGCCACAGATTACGACTGAAGGCTCAGCGCCTTGTGTCCAACAATCAGCAATAACGCCCTTAAGAAGAGCCTCAGTAATTGCTCGCTGTGTGCCGTCAGTTGCCGCTGCATTAACGTAACCTGAAACACCAGAGCCTGAAGTAGTACCATCAGCACCATTAGTTCCACGGCTTGCGTTAGTGCGCAGGTATGCAGGCAGACCCGCAGATGAACGAGCTGTGCCAGACGCACCGGCAGAACCTGCTACGTTGTCACAGAGCATAGACTCCATGTCACGCTTAAGCTCTTTCAGCTTGTAAGCGATCTGCTTGGCAGTAGTCTGTGCATCGCCTGCGCCGTTTACAGCGTTGGCAGTGTCAGACACTTCTACGACCTTGTCAGAGATCTGCGTGTAGTTGCCCTGACGGACAGCGTTAGTTGGTGCATCGTTACCTGGAGCAGACTCACCTTCGATTACACGGTTAGCGTTGCTAGCTGCTGCTAGAGATACTACACCCCACTCGAAGTAAGTGTTGTCCACGTTGCGACGGCCAATAGCAGACATCACTGGTGTGTCAGTTGGAGAGATCGAGATCATTGCTTCTTGCAAATCTTCTCGGATGGTTGAGACGTCATACGTCTCGTTGGTGTTAGCTGTTACGCCCATAATGGTTCACCTAAAGTAGTTAGCTTAATAAGAATTTGGCGACATCGTCGATGCTGCCAGTTTTAGTCATCCGATTAGCCGCACTTTGTCTAGCCTTTGCCTTGCCAGTTCGACCTGTTCGCTTGGCCCCAGGTTTAACCACCGGTCTCGCACCTTTGACTTTCTGATCGGCTTTGGATTTACCATTAACGATCTGATCGTATTTCATGGCTTTTTGCAAAACCACTAGTGCGCGGTGATCTACTACCTCGGCTATCTCTGAATCGGAAAATCCGACTCGAGCACCATAGTCTAGTAAGTCTTCCTTTAGTTTAGCTGCCGATTTGGCGTCGCTGAACTCAGGTATGGCTTGGGCCAAATGCTGCATCTGCTCTTTCAGATACACCTGCCTTGCCGCCTCCATCTGGTGACTCTGCGATTGCTCCATCTGCCCAATCATAGCTTGCTGATTGTTGTATGCCGCAGCCGCTTCCTCGTAGTTCATCTTGGCTTCCATGTACCCAATGGGGTCGTTATTAAATAACTCCCGGCTAGGTGGCATGGGGGCCTGCATGATCTGTCCAGATTGCAGTTGGTTTAACAAGTTTGACGCTTGCGCCCTCTCGTTTAGGAGTGCCTGATAAACTTGCTCCGCTTCTTTCTTTTGCTGAGCAGCCTCATTCATTCCTTTACTGATGTAAGCTTGACCACTGTATGACCGCTTGAGGTCCTCTAGGGTGACTTCACGTTCCTCGCCATCTACTTTGACGGTGTAAAGTTCCTGTGAACCGGCGTCTTCAGCCTCTTCCGCTTCATCTTCATCCAGATCAGAATCCTCATCAGAGTCATCCTCATCTAGATCCTCTCCAGGCTCCTCTGGCTCTGCGTCGTTGGATTCCTGTGAAGGGTCATCCTGCAGGTCATCGTCCTCTGGCACTTCTGCCGGGTCATTTAATATTAAATTATCGGCGACGGAGTCTACGCTACCGTCCATTACCACATCGTCAGTCGTTTCCACGGTCCTGATACCTCGGGTTACTTGCGTTTGTCGAGAATCTTCTCTTCCGTTATATAGGCTTGGAGTCGAGACTCGATCTTCTTTAATGCACTCAATATAGAGTGCGCTTCTTCTCGAGAGTTCACATCTGCAGATGCGGAGTTCTCAAAAATGCTTAGTTGGTCTGCTCTTAGCTCTTCCATTACGCTTTTGAACGTGTCGTCAGCGAGTAGGTTTCGAGCGCGAGCAGCCTTATGAACTATGTCCAATTATACACCCCTTGGCGTGTTCTGTGCTGATTTAACCCTAGCTACATCTACAGAGGTCCCATACTGCCCATAGACCTTGGCAGCGTCTACAAGGAGGTCCTGATCCATCTGGTCACGCTTCAGGTCATCATTTGCTGCGGCCTGCTGAGCCTCAAATTGTAACTGTGCCATCTTGTACTGCGAATCAGCCTGGAGCTTAGCCTGATCAGATTGCAGCTTAGCCTGCACCTTCATTTGCTCAGCCTGTAAGTAGGCAGCGTTAGGATCTGTCTGCTCTTCACCCTGAGCCTGTTGTGCGGCCTCTGCTCGCTCTTGCAGCATCTGCTCAATCTCTGGCGTCATAGGCGCAAAGTAGCGGTCTACGTTACGAACACCTGAGAGCTGCAGCATGTCGCCTAGAGTGTTGCGAATCTGCGTAAGCGTAACCAATCCATTCTGCTGACCGTATGACTGCCAGATCTGCATCTGCATACCTAGAGCTTGATTCAACGCAGCAACCTTGGTCTCGTCTCTTCCTGTGCCTAGTCCTACGTTCACAGAGAGGTCCATTGAACTATTCCAGACGCGAGGGTCAATAGGCGTAAACTGACCATTGAGGCGCATCATTTCTTCAGCGTCTGTGTTCTTAATAACTAGCTCTAGCATGAGCCTAAACATCTCACGCATGCCGCCCTCAGCGAAGTTGCGAGCAATAACCTCTACCTGCCCGGCACCTGCCTGCATGGTAGTCGCTACGGCTGTCGCTGTTGCGTTCTGTAGAGCGTCAGGGTCTAGTCCTAGTGATGCCCTAGATACGCCTGTCTTCTGCTCTGTCTGAGCGTCCATGTACTGCAGAGCGGGCAGGGTTGTTCCTGCAACAAAGGGCACACTCATCTCTTGGATGGCACCTGCCTGCTTAACTCTGACAATGGCTCCAATCTCGTTGTTGAGCATGTCGTCCATGTTAACCATGTCTTCAACCACAGCCGTGCGTGGGTTGTTGGTCAGCGCTACGTTGTCTAGAACACCTCTGAGCATTGAGGTAGAGGCGTCCTGGTCTTCCATAATCAGATCGGCCACAGACCGGCCATAGAATGCGTGAGGCTCTGGGTCGCACTCAAACACAGCAAACGGAACCTCGTCGCATGGCATAAAATCTAGCAGCTTGTAGCTGTTACCGCCCATCACAAACTTGTGCAGGATCGGCTTACCGTTGCCCTCAACGTCTACACGCATATAGGCCTCAGTGATCAAGACCACCTTCATAGACGGATCGTTGTAGTCCTCCTCTGAACGGTCACGAGAGTAACCACGTCGTGCGAAGTCCTCCTCGTCTACCAGAGTGTCGGTCTCAGATATTCCTGACAGCTCTGAGATCTCGTCAAAGTCAAAGCCCATAGCCGCCACGTCACCGACACGCATCTCTGCTCGGTGAGCAACCACATAGGCGTCGTCTAGACTGCGAGCGTTACGATCCACGAAAAACTCTTCTGGCGGCACCGACTCAACGCAGAGCTTACCCTTGTCAGTGTAGTAGGCAATCTTAACGTCGTGAAATTTCTCTTCTATTTCCATACCCATCTGATCAATATTGATCTCAATGGTCTCGGAGTGCTCCAGTACCTCTACGTTGTCGTCACTTACCAGGTAGGTGAACTCGTTGTCTGAAAGGTTTGTAAACGTGTGCACTTCGCTCTGCTGATAATCTTCCCAGTAGATCTTAGCTACGCCGTTCTTCTTTACTAGTGCGTCATGGAATACGTCATTAAGGACCTTGTAACCGCCTATCTCGCCAAACTTCCAGTGCATGTATGCAGTTGCTTGGTCGGCGCTAGCGACGTCCTCCGGTCCTTGTGGGATGTACTCCACAGGCTTTTCGTTAGACAAGAATATACGCATTAGGCTTGGCTTGATGCCACGGACAATATCTCGTACCTTGGTAGCAACAACCTTCGAGCGTCCGTTCTCCCAACCTAGGTCTGTCTCGCCATCAAAGTAGCGCTGAGCTTTAATTCGCTCAGGAGCAATCTCG